GAGACAAAAGGTCACGCAGTGTGTGCCTACCTTTACCCAGTAGGATCAAACCAACTATGGGTCTATGATTACGAAGGATCAACTCGCATCCGCGCCTTTATCAATGACCCGTTGATGATCGCACAACTCGCCGAGGTCGCCCGTGGTCGCTTACACAACCAAGTATCGCAGGCAGAATTTTTAAAAAAATGAATCATGCCTGCCAAAAAGAAAACAACCGCGCTTGACCGAGCTGCTCAGATCGGCGTTTCGGTTCCGACATTGAGTAGTTGGAAGCGCTGCGGCGTGAACGTCAATTCAGACGAGGAGGTTCGGCTGCGGATCGGTCGCATGCGCAGCATTCCGCCGACGCTCAAGCCTGAGTTCATGCCGAAACTAGCGGCGAAGATTGAAGCACCAGGCGAAGACCCAACGCAGATCGACATCGAGGCGATCATCCAGCAACTGTCTAATGTCACCGACAAGCACCAAGCTCAGACAGTAAAAATTCAGATCGACGGATTGCTCAACGCCTACAAACTGCGTGAGGCTGCTGGGAAATATGTGGCAAAGGCAATGGTTGACGAGGCGCTGATCCGCATCGCAGCGGCAGTCAAAGCGGCGATCTTGCGGATGGAAGCTGACCTGCCACCACAGCTTGAGGGCTGCGATCCACCTGCAATGCAACGGATCATCCGAGGCAAGGTAGATGAAATCATGGCAATGCTTTCAGAATCGACTGCCAAAATTTGGGACAACGATGCGAGCGATTGATCAACTGTTGAGCGTATTTCAACGCGCATGCAGACCACCGGCCCGACTTGCACCGAGTCAGTGGGCGACCGACCGCGTGGCGATCCAAGATGGACTGACCCCAAAATATTCAACCTCGAATGCACCTTGGCAGATCGAGCCGCTCGACGTGGTCGCCAACGCCGACGCAAAAGAGATCGTGATCCTTGCACCGATCGGAACAGGCAAGACAACATTCATGGAGGCCGCGCTGCAATACATCATCGCGGAAGATCCCGGCCCGACGCTGCTGGTGGGTCAAACCGACGACGACTTGAAGGACTGGGCAGAGACGCGGATGGACTACGCGATCCGCAACACGCCGGAGACTGCGGCACTGCTGCCGGAGGATCGGCACAAGAAGCGGAAAATGCAGGTGCTGTTTCCGCACATGTCACTTTTCCTGACCGGCGCGAATTTGTCAGGACTGCAAAGCAAGTCGATGCGTCGCGTATTTTGTGATGAGGCGTGGCAGTATCGACCGGGCATGCTGAACGAAGCCCGAGGCCGCTTGCACGACAGGTGGAACCGGCAATTCTTTATCTTGTCACAAGCCGGCGTGAAAGGTGACGACCTCGACAAAGCGTGGGGACATTCCGACCAGCGGGAGTTTAGTTTTTCCTGCCCGACCTGCGGCACAGTGCAACCTTGGAAATGGTGCAACGTCATCGGCTACGAGGACGAGACTTTGGAACCGCTGGCTCGAGCGCAGATGGCGCAACTGAAATGTGACAATGCCGACTGTGATTGGACGTGCGCAGACTCACCGCAACCGCGGCGAGCGCTAGCCGAGGCTGGGCAGTATGTGCCGACCGCGGTCGGCATGCCCGGTCACGTTGGATTCCACTACAACGTGCTGGCGAACTGGCGGAAACCGCTCTGGGAAATAGTGCTGCTGTGGCTAGAGGCCAAGGACGCAATCAAAGTCGGCAACGTCGATCCGCTGAGGCAGTTTATCCAAAAGCGACTGGCAGAAACATGGGAGGAAGATCTGACCGACAACCGTGAGGCGCTTGTCGGCAACGGCTACCTCGTGAGCGAGTACAACGACAAGCAAAAGATCGAGGAGGAGGCGCACCGATTCCTTACAGTTGACAAACAGCGCGATCACTTCTGGGCTGGCGTTCGAGCATGGCGAGCGAGTGGCGAGTCGATGCTGTTGTGGTATGGCAGGATCGAGACGTTTGACGGCGTGCATGACTTGGCGCTGCGCTACCAGATCAAGCCGCAGATGGTCTTCGTCGATGCTGGTTATGACACCGACCAAGTCTATTCGGCATGCGCTCGGATGAACTGGACGGCGCTGCACGGTAGCGGCCAGAAGTCGTTCGCGTACAAAAAACAAAATGGCGGCATCATCCATAGGCCGTTCACGCGATTCCAAGATGCTACCGCCAGCGGCGGCGGAAAGGCTCGGTATGCGCACTGGGCGAGCGATCGGATCAAAGATATCCTGCACGCTCACCGCACTGGCATTGCTGGATCGTGGGACATCCCAGATGACGTGTCGGTGGATTTCTTGAAGCAGATTGACAGCGAGATTAAAAAGGAGGTCACTAACTCTAAGACCAAGCAGGTTGAGTATCGCTGGACGAGGACGCGGAACAACAACCACGCGTGGGACGTGGAGGCGATGCAGATCGTGGCGGCGCTCATGCTCAAGATCATCCCCGGCTTCGATGTTTGACATGGTCGCCTAGTCGATGGCTGCCAACGTCCGAGAAGTCGCGAGAAATTTATTCCACTACGCTCACTGCAACCCTCAGCGGATTGCTGGCATCAAGACTGCGTTTGACGCGGCGATGGGTGGGGCGCTCACAAAAGGCGGCATGGACAGCATTACGTCTGCCACCAAGAACGGCGTGACGATGGCCAAGCTCGTCGGTCTAAACGAAACAGAGCGGCAGACCGCACTGCGGATGGCGATGGAATATCTCAGCATTGGATTCGTGCCTAGCAGCAGCCGGTCGCTCGGTCGATTTTAACAACGGACACCATGGCAATACTCGACCAATTCGGCAGGCAAGTTAGTTATAAAGCAGCACGAGCGGCGCAGGACACGCGTCTGCGTCCATATGAGCCGGTCGAGAAAAAAGACATAAGCGACCTAGTGCCGGCGATGGATCGCGTGACCTTACAGAGTCACGCACGGCGGATCTATTTAAATTTTGGGCCGATTAAAAATGCGATCAACCAGCGCGGCATGTATACCGTCGGGCGAGCGTTCGTCCCGATTTACACTGGCGGCGACGAGGCATTTGGCATGGCTGCCACCAAGTTTCTGACCGACAGCTTTTATCCCATCGGTGACGGGCGCGGAGGCATGCACGACCTCAAGACGAACCTCTTCGGATTCTCGACCAGCATCGATGTCGATGGTGAAATTTTTATTCTACTGACCGAGACAGCTACTGGCTTTCCGCAGTACCAAGGCATACCGTCGCACCGGATCGCGACCCCGCGTGGATTTACCGACGGGCAGATGTATCGCGGTGCAATGCTGCAGGACGGCATCACTTATTTCCCCAGCGGCGAGGCAAAAGAATATGCGTTCTGCGACAAGAAAGGTGAGCTAGATCAATGGCTACCGGCACAGAACGTCATCCACTTGTTCGATCCTGAGTATCAATACCAAGCACGCGGACTGACTGCGCTGACTCACTGCATCAACGACTGCAGGGACATGATCCAAAGCACCGAGTGGGAACGTTTGGCCATGCTTCAGATGAGCAGCATCTCGCTCGTCGAGTACAACGACACGGGTGGCCCTGACCTCGATGACCCATACAACGCGCTCATCGGCGACACGGCAACATCGAAAGGCATGACCGTTGAGTCACTCGATGGCGGCACAGTGCGCTATTTCCGCAGCAACAGCGGCGGCAAGATTGAGACTCTGGTCAACAATCGACCCGGCAACCCGTTCCTCGACTTTCACAACCGCCTGCTCAAAGGAGCATTTGCTGGTCTGAACTGGCCGATGGCACTGTACGAAGGACACGCGGCTGGTGGCGGCACGGCCCAGCGCACTGAGATCGCCATGGCACAACGCTCGGTCGAGGATCGGCAAGACCTACTATTTTACGCGGCGAAGCGCCTGTGCAGCTATGCAGTCGCAAAAGCAATGAAACGCGGCGACTTGCCGCAATCGCCGGACTGGTATCAGTGGGAGTTCTCGACCCCGCCGAAACTAACCATCGACGACGGTCGGATCACCAAAGAACTAGAGCAGCTCTGGAAAATGGGCGCTGCCAACATGCGCGACATCGTTAGCATGCGCGGTAAGACGCTAGAGTCGCACTATAAAGAGCGAGCGCAGGAGGTATGGCTGCGCAAGCACTATGCCCAGACAGTCGCCGATGAACTGAACACAACCTACGGCATGGTGCATTCTGTCGATGACCGTGAAATGTCCATGCTCACCCCAAACGAAATGGCACCCAGTGGCGATCAATCTCAAACCAACTGAGGCGATGGCCGCCGAGGCAAAGCTCGGGCTTGAGTGGCGAGCAGAATTCAACCGCGGCGGAACCGCGGTGGGCGTGGCACGCGCACGCGACATCAGCAACCGCACGAACCTATCGCCGGACACCATCGGGCGCATGGTCAGCTACTTTGCCCGGCACGAGGTGGACAAACAAGGTCAGGGATTTTCACCGGGCGAGGATGGATACCCGTCCGCCGGTCGCATCGCATGGGCGCTGTGGGGCGGCGACCCCGGTGCATCATGGGCGAGGGCGAGGCAGTCAGAACTTGACACCGAGAACAACTTTATGCAGATCGAAATCAACAACCGACTTGGCAAGGTCAAACTCAACAGCGGAGTGACCAAAGATTCCGCCGACGACCTCATCGACAAGCTCGACAAACTTTATGGCAGCCGAGCCGTGGCAGCGCAGATGTGCATCGGCGAGATCGTGTGCAAAGCTGATGAAGCCATTGACGGCATCGAGATCGAAATCAACACACCAGGCGGATCGGTCTTTGAAGGTCAGCGGATTTACAACGCTCTCAGGGAAATGTCGGCACGCGGCGTGGAGATCACTGCAACTGTCAACGGACTGGCCGCCAGCATGGGCAGCGTGATCTTGATGGCAGGCGATAAGCGCCGGATGACAGCAGGCAGCCGAGTGATGATTCACGAGGCAAGCACGATCGCCGCCGGTGATGCACGCGCACTCAAGCAACAGGCGGATTTACTCGAAAGCATCAGCGCCGAGATTGCTGGCATCTACTCCGAGCGATCTGGCATGGACGAGAAAGAAATCCGTAAAATGATGATGGCAGAAACTTGGATGACTGCCGACGAAGCTAAAGCAAACGGATTTGTTGATACCGTCATCAAGGACGGCAAAGAAGTTATGCAATTTGACACCGCACCAAAAAGCATGAGCATACTCTCAAAACTATTCCCGGGCAACGACGAAGCCGTCAAGATCGAAGCGGCCATCGCCGAGAACGACACGCTTCGTGCTGACCTGACCGCCGCCCAAGCACAGATCGCTGAACTTAGCGGTCAC